CTTTTCAGGAGTACTTGTAGTTTTTCAATGTGCTCTAGTTTAGTTTCACGGTCCATCATACCAAAAGTGAGAATACTTCCGTAAATCTCTTCTTGTAACTTGTTAATTTCTTTCAGTTCATCTTGAATAATATCGGAGTCGAAAAAGCTACTCATTTACAATGTCCCGTAAAATTTTTTTAAACTGGAATACGTCAATATTTAGGAAGGGGTTGTATTTTTTAATTTTCAAACTGACGGTTTCCCACACTGGGTCTAGGAGTTTCTTATCAAAGTCCTTTGAAAAAGAAAAGATTTTGTCGTAGATTACGAATGTTTCTAAAGACAATTTCCCGCTTAGAAACCTTTTGAGAATAGGTGGGTGTCCTTTGGAACAACTGAATACAGTTTCTAATTCGTTCTCCGAGAACAATTCGTTGCTTTGCTCTTTGAACAAGTAAGTCAAACTCTGTTGTCTCCGCATCCAATCTGCGTAGGTCCTTTCTCCAGAATTGATAATTTCTCCAATCCATAAGTTCTGAGGGTTGTCTGCGGATACAAAGTTTGATAACAAAAAATCTACTACTTCTTTATCTGAATATTTACGACTGGTCTTTTCAAACCAATATTTGTCCTTGCGTTTATTAAACGAAGTGACCGTTGCTCTAGACTTACCTCCATACTTAAAAAAGTCATATTTACTGTTCGTAAAATGACTTTTCATCGAAAGATAAGTTTGGTATGTCTCAAAAGGACTCATAGCGGAAGTCGTGCTCTCGAAGTTTTTTTCATAAAGTTAAGACGGGTTGCGTCCCACTTTAATCGCTCTTTCAAAGGTTTTGAAATGAGTTTTGTTACTGATTCTACCTCAAGACAATTGATTTCGCAATAGTGAACGATTGCGTCAATATAGTTGAAGTTTTCTTCTGCAACAATCTTTTCGATTTCCAGAGCAAACTTGGAAGGCGTTAGAAACTTATTCTCGATGGCTTGTTCTAGTTCTTTATTTGGTTCCATAGAGCTCCAGTTTATCTCTAACAAACTTTCTAATGTATTCGGTGAGAAGTTTGATGTATTTTGATTTGTCTCTTTCTTCATAAACGACGCATTCTCCATTTTCACAGGCCATGATGATTACAAGTTTTTTGACTGAAATACCAGTCAGTTCGTATAGCATACAACCATATGCCATACATTGAACAAAGTAGTGTTCAATCCACTCTCGTGGTTTTGGTTTTTTAGAAGTCTTAAAGTCGATTATTGCTAACTCGCCGTCATATTCAGCGATACAATCAACAGTCCCAGCAATACCTAGTTGCTTACTATATAGGGACCCTTCAAGGGCGTAAATATTATTTATACGATTCAGTTCTGTTTTCGCAATCTTAAAGAGAAAATCTGAAAGAGGTTGAACTGGAGGAAGGTCACGATTATAAAGATAATTCTCCACAAGAGAGTGCATATCTGTTCCACGACTTGTTGCCGCTTTTGTGACACGCTCTGCCTCTTCTTCTCCTACTTTTTTGCGCCAATTAATAAAAATATCTTTATTAAAGTGACTGGTCACCGAAGTGATGGAGACCAGTCGGAGAAGTTCTTCATCGTCAGGTACTTTGTAATACCTTACACCATCAATGGTTTCACGCTCCAACTGAGGGAGTTCAATATCAACATGATTAAACATTTTTTTCAAATAAAAGGGATTTTAAAAATTCTGGGTCTTTTCTAATCATAGAGACTCGTTCACCCATTTGTTCATCAGGGAACTCTGAAACGTGTTTTTTGATTAAATGAGGTAAATCATTTAAATCATCAGTATAAAACCTGACTCTAAAAAGAGGATCTCCTTCTTTAATAATAACTGGTTTTGTTTTATCAACAAATTTTATTCCAAGAGATGTATTTCTTGGATGATTTGCAAGATTAAACCACCCAGGCAAAGCCGTAAAGTTGTTGTTAACAGATGTCATTGGGTGATCACCAAATTCAAACCAAGCATATGATAAATTTGGTGGGGTCCAGAAGTAAATATCAGAAAAGTTTGCCTGAATTATAGGTCTATCTCTTGATAAATCTGGAATATATGCAGTAAATAATCCATTTTGAAATGTATTCCTTTCATGCTCACCTTCAAGAAAGTTAACTAAACCGCTTTTCCCATCAATCTCATATTCTATTGTATCAGAATTCAGTTTGACCTTAAAATCAATTGGAGATTTGAATACAAAAGTCCTATTAAAAAGATGATTCCATACGGGGCATCTAAAATATAAAAAGTCTTTGTGTTCTTCTATATTTTCCTTTTCAATGGTTACTTTATCAGAATAATCTGATAAAGCATAATATATTTCAAATGTTTTTGAACTCATTAAAAACCAGCTTCCATCTTTGCAATGATGTATTCTTTGACAGTCCAGAACGAACAATATCTTCTACACCAAATTCAATTATATCAAAAGATGGCATTTTACGCAAGATGGTCATAAAATCTACAATACCATTACGTTCATTTGTTTTCTGCAAATCTGACTGAGTTGCATCACCACAGAAAACAATTTTGGTATTTTCACCAACACGAGTAATGATGGAATCAAGTTCGTGGAAGTTGAGATTTTGAAATTCGTCCACAATTACAATTGCATTATCAAGAGTCGTGCCACGAAGGAATGAGGTGCTCCAGAACTTAATGGTTTCCTGCGACTTCAGATTACCGTAAAGCATTTCAAAGTCAGCATCAGAAGGCATCTGGAACATATACTTCACCATATTCTTATAGGGAATCTGGTAAATATCTGCCTTATCTTCGTGGGAACCAGGAAGAAATCCAATCTCACGAGTTGCTACAAGAGAACGAACAATATAGACTCTTTCATAAGGAGTTCTTTCATCAAGAACATCACAAATGGCATTGTACAAACTGATAAACGTTTTACCAGTTCCAGCACACCCATAAGCAACTACATGTTTCTCATCTTGATACGAGTCAAAAAACTTTTTCTGATTTTCTGTAATTGGTTCAATATCAACCAGATAATCAGAACTAAGAGGTTTTCTCCTCTTCATCTGTTTTGCAGTCAATCCAACTCCAATTGGTTGGATATCATTACCTCTTTTTCTTCTTGCCATTAGAGTTTCTTTACAGTAGAACCAGGAGCTTTTGCTGCTTTTGCAAGCACATCATTCCAACCAGGATTGCGATTAATGAGTTTGTCCCTCCACTCACCAACTTCTCCAGCACCAGGACAAGTTGATGGGTCAGACCAATCTCTGTCCCAATCTGGATTATCTTTTTTCCACTGGTCCCAGGCGTGGATACTCATTTCCACTTCTTTCTGTTCGCCAGTAGTTTTGTTAATAACAGGATAAGTCGCCATAAAGTTACGAATTCAAGATAAAATATTTAGAATGAAAAATCAACCCTCAGTATTTGATTCACTTCCTGGAACAGAGTATGAGGTATTTCTATCGCTGGCGATTCTGGCATTGGTTCTGCAGAAGGTCTTGAGGGTGGTGGAGTAGGTTCTTCCCATGGAAGGGTTTCAAATGCTTGTTCTGAAGAAGATGATTTTTGATTCTCAATAATAGTAGATAATCTAAATTGTTTTTGCGAAATTTCTTCTTCACCAATAATTCCTTCAACCCATGAAATAATTTGTTGTTCGGTTAATTCAGAATATGAAACAAAATTATCTTTTTCTGGTGCAGGAAGTTCGACCGTCCCTGCTTCATCTGCGGTATAAGTTGTCTTTTTAACCGTCTCTGTAGCAATATATTTCCACTCTACGGAAGAAACTGCTCCATCAAGTTGTCCTCTAAGATAATTTAATGCATGTATTTTCCAAGAATATTTAATTGCCATTTTTGTAAAGTTGATGTGAATTTATTTATTCAACCCACTCTAAAGCTTCGGCAACCGTTGGAAACTGTTCGGTAAACACCTTTTTGCACTCCAGAGCAATATCCATATGCTCTTTTTGAGTTCCGTTTGCAGAACGAAGATTGATGTAGTGAATCCAACTACGGCAAGAACCCGTCATATAAATGCGTGTGGGAGTCGCCAGAGGCAGTACGAAGCGGGCACACTCTTTTGCTACCCCTTTATCAAGAAGTTCCTTGTAGAGTTCCATAGACCCCTGAAAATGTTCATTAATCTTCAACCAGAGATCTTGTTTCATATCTTCAGAAAGATCATCAATAGAGTTCTGACGGTTCTTAGTGTCCTGACGCCGAAGGTCAGGCACAGGAATATAATCACTCAACAAAGAACTATCTGCATAACGCTGTGAGAACTCTTGAAACGTGAAACTACGGTGCCGCAAAATCTGTGCTGCAATACCGCGAGTTGTCTCAATCTCAAGTGTCATATGTGCCTGCTCAAAAACAGACCAATGATTGTGCTTAATACAATAACGTAGCAGACCTGCATAGTTTTCAGAATCTTGATTTGCTGGATTAGAAACCCGAGCAACATATGCCATTGTTTGTTCTGCATCAGGAGTAACACTAATAAGTTTTACTGTCATTTAATTCCTCAATCAGGGTATCCATCATCGTCTTCAAAGACTTCATCATAGTCAGTCAGTGCTGCTTTGATACGGTCATAGTCATAGTTCATATAACTATCCGTGTCAGAATAAACTTCTGACTTTAGAGAATCAACAAGCAACTCAAGATTACGAACAATCAGTTTTAGTTTGTCTCTATCCATAAATTAATATTGTCTTTTATTATCATACCACAAAAAAAGGAGGGGATCAACCCCTCCTGACTTCAAGCAACTTGTGGTTGCTTTGCCATATTCAGTTGTGCGTCTTTAAGAAGTTTTTCTTTCTTTGCTTTCTTTTTAAGATAGCGAACGAAGTAAGTATTCATTTGTGCCCCTCCTTTACAAACTTAACACCACGATAGGTTTCGTTGTATTGTTGGGGTTGTTGCATCATCTGCTGTTGATACTCTAAACGCTTTTGAGTATCGTATTCAACACCGCGATATACGACTTTAGACATTCGGTTTGCTCCTTTACTGTTAGGTTAGGTGGCGTTCCTTCAGTCGGCTTTTGCGTCTATTTTGCACTCTTTGGGAGTAACTTGTTTAATCTCCCAAATTAAATCATTCTTTGCCAATTTGGGAATGTCCGTTTTAAGGACTCTTCCCACCATCAACTGTGCTTGTAAACAAGTTAAAATGAATGCTTCCATAGATGAACGAAATCCGTTCCGAGTCGGCTTACTTCCG